CGTATATATAGGGAAACTGCATTAAATGCTTCTGATTCAGTAACCTTTGTTGCTGGTTCTTCTATAAGAGCTGTCGACTTAAATGCAAACCATACTTTACTTCGTTACTCTTCACAAGAGCAGAATCAAATAATAACAGAAGATGACATCAGAGATGGTGCCATAACTTCTGCAAAAATAAAAGACGATACTATTGTCGATGCTGATATAAATACAAATGCAGCTATAACACTTACAAAACTTGGTAATGGTGCACTTCCAACAGGCATTACTGTCAACACTGACAACATAGTTGATGGCACTATAAAAGATGCTGACGTAAGTCCAAGTGCAAATATACAAGGTTCTAAATTAGCTGACGATTCAATCGCAATGACTAAGTTAGGATCTGGAGCACTTCCTACAGATATAACTGTTTCTGGAGACAACGTAGTTAACAGAAGTATTAAAGAAGAAGATATAGAAGTAGGTGCACTAGATAATAGGTACTACACAGAGACTGAATTAGACGCTGGAAAACTAGACAATAGATACTACACAGAAGATGAGCTTCGTATTGATGGTGTTATTGATACTAGATATTACACAGAGACTGAATTAGATGGTGGAGCTCTAGACGCTAGATATTATACTGAAGGCGAATTAAATGGTGGTCAGCTAGATACTAGATACTACAACGAAAGTGAGCTAGATGCTGGACAGTTAGATAATAGATACTACACAGAAACTGAGCTAGATGCTGGTCAATTAGATAATAGATATTTTACTGAAACTGAACTTACCACTGGTGGTTTAATTGATAGTAGATACTACACCGAAACAGAACTAGATGCTGGTCAACTAGACAACAGATATTATACCGAAACTGAACTTAACGGTGGTCAATTAAATGACCAGTACTTTCAAGAGTCAGAACTTTTAGGTGGTGCATTAGATGGTAGATATTTTACTGAAACAGAGATAGCTAACGGTGCTGCTGATACTAGGTATTATACAGAAACAGAACTAGATGCTGGGCAATTAGACACTAGATACTACACAGAAACAGAAGCTGAAGCTTTATTCCTTAGACAGGATTCTTCAGAAACTATTGCTAGTGGAGTTTCATGGTCTAACTCTGATACACACGTAGCTACAACTGCTGCTATCAACGCAAGAATCATTGACCTTGTTGATGATGTTGGTGGTTTTACAGTTATTGCAGACGAACTGAATTTTCCAGATACAAACCCACAGGGTTCTACAGGTCAGGCAGCAATATTAAGTATTGGTTCTTTGACTACTGGATATACTCGTACTGGAACTACTGTAACTATTGCTAACGGAACAGTTGCTCCTAATAACAGAACAGTAACTATAAAAAATGTCCCTGCTGATTTACCTAGTGGATTTGGTTTATTAATTGAATCTACAGCAACTCTTGATGAATATACATTTCACAGATTAGTACCTATAGCTACTCAGGTTAATACTGTTGCTCAAAATATTATTAACATTGTAGCAGCCGGTGCAAACATATTAGACATAAATAACTTTGCAGATCTATATCAAATAGCTGCTAACCCCCCTTCACAGAGAGTAGATGGAACAAGTTTACAAAGCGGTGATTTATGGTTTGATAATTCCAATGGCAATTTACGGGTATGGGACGGGTCTAATTGGGCTATTATCACCCCTGCACAGAGTGTTCTTAACGATATTCAAATTGTTTCAGGTGCGATTACTTATTCAGAAGACCTCGGATTAATTACTGACCCTGTTACTGTAGGAACTTCTAATGGTTCATTAGATATAGTTGCTGATGCTTTAGAAGATGAAATATCATTTACTGTTACTGTAGCTAGTGGAGAATATTTAATTGATGGTGTATCTAAACCAGCTTTAACTTTATATAAAGGTTGGACATATACATTTGATTTAAGTGATAGTTCTAATGGATCTCATCCATTCAGATTTTATGCTGATAGTTCTCAATATTCTACTGAAGTATTAGTTTATGGTACTCAAGGTACTACTGGATCAAAGATATCTATTAAGATTCCAGAGACTCAGCCGACTAACTTCAAATACTATTGTACAAACCATAGCGGCATGGGTAATACCATAACTGTTAAGGATGATCCAATAAAAACAGTATCGGATAACATAACTAATATTATTAATGCGGCTAATAATGAAAGTAATGTAAACGCAGTACAAGGAAACGAATCAAACATTAATGCTGTTGCAGCTAATGAATCTAACATTAATGCTGTTAATGCTAATAAGACTAATATTGATGCGGTAGCTGCAAACAACTCAAATATTACTGCGGTTAAAAATAATGAATCTAACATTAACGCTGTTAATGCAAACAAGACAAACATAGATGCAGTAGCTGGTAACGCAACTAATATTAATGCAGTTAAAAATAACGAAACAGATATAACTGCTGTAGCAGGAAATAACACTAATGTAACTGCGGTTAAAAATAACGAAACTAATATTAATGCAGTTAAAAATAACGAAACTAATATTAATGCAGTTAACGCTAATAAAACAAATATTGATGCAGTAGCTGCAAATAACGCTAATATTACAAAAGTAGCTGATAATGAAACTAATATTAATTCAGTTAAAAACAACGAAAGCAATATTAATAGTGCGGTATCTAACGCTTCAAATATAAACAGTGCAGTTACCAATGCAACAAACATTAACACTGTTGCTACAAATATTACTGACGTAAATACTTTTGCTGATAGATATCAAATTGCCACTTCTAACCCATCAACAGATGGTGGTGGTAATGCACTATCTCCCGGAGATCTATTCTTCAACACTTCAGCTAATGAACTAAGAATTTGGAATGGTTCTCAATGGCAAGGTGGTGTTACAGCTACAGGAGATTTATCACAAGTATCTGGTTCTACCTTTACAGGAGACAACAAATATAATGATAATATCAAACTTAAATTAGGTACAGATTCTGATCTTATACTATTTCACGATACTAATGATTCGATCATCAATGAAGCTGGTACAGGTAATTTAAAAATTCAAAATGCTGGTACTACAAAATTAGAAGTAAAACCTTCTGGTGTAGATATAGCAGGCAACTTAACTCTTACTAGCGGAAGCCTTACAATGTCTTCATCAATAACAACTACTGGTGCTATATCAGCAACAACTATAAATGACCCAACTAATTTAACTCTCGATTTCGGTACACTTTAAATGGCAAAATTATTAAAATTAAGACGTGGCTCGACTACCGCTCACGCATCATTTACAGGTGCCGAAGGTGAAGTCACAATAGACACAACAAAAGATACAGCCGTCGTACATGATGGCGCACAAGCTGGTGGTAGACCACTAGCAAGAGAAGATATGAATAACGTATCTTCAGCTTCCATTGCTGGAAGATTAGGTACAGATTCCATAGCAACATCTAAAATTGCTGCTGGAGCTTTACCAACAGACGTAACCGTAGCTAGTGCAAACATAGTTGACGCAACTATTGTTAATGCTGATATATCTAATAGTGCTGCTATAACAGGAAATAAATTAGCAGACGATACTATTGTAAATGCAAAAATTGATAGTGCTGCTGCGATAGCTGGAACTAAAATATCTCCTAACTTTGGATCACAAAATATACAAACAAGTGGAACTGCTGCAACTGGGGCTTTAACTGTTACAGGAAATATTGGAGTATCAGGAACAGTTGACGGTGTAGACGTAGCACTATTAAATACTAATGCAGGTTCTTTCTTCTCTAATGGTTCTGGACTATTAGTTAACGGTGTAACTGCAACTACTCAGGCTCAGTCTGATAACTCAACTAAAGTTGCTACAACTGCATATGTAAAAACAGCAGTTGCTAACGTTGTTGATAGTGCACCGGCTGCTTTAGACACACTAAACGAATTAGCAGCATCTCTTGGAGACGATGCTAACTTTGCTGCAACTACAGCTACTGCAATAGGTTCTAGATTACCTTTGGGTGGCGGACAGATGACAGGTAATATAACCATGGCTGGAAGTCAAACAGTTGATGGTAGAGACTTGTCTGCTGACGGAGCAAAATTAGATGGAATTGCTGCTAGTGCGACTAACGTAACTGATAACAGCCAAATAGCTAACGGAAGAGGTTTCACAACATATACAGCAAACCAATCAGTAAATACAAGTAGTAACGTAACCTTTAGCAAAATCTACGCTAACGATTGGTTCAGGGTAAATGGTGCTGACGGTATTTATTGGGAAAGTTACGGTGGTGGTTGGCAGATGACCGACACTACTTGGATGAGAATATATGGAAGCAAAAAATTATATATTACTAATGAGATAGCAGCAACAGGTAACATTACTGCGTACTATTCAGACGAAAGATTAAAAGAAAGAACAGGGACTATTAATGATGCTTTAAGTAAAGTATGTCAAATAGAAACTTTCTATTACAAAGAAAACGACTTAGCAAAATCATTTGGTTATAAGAGTGACGAAACACAAGTCGGTGTATCTGCACAGTCTGTTGAAAAAGTAATGCCAGAGGTTGTGCATCTAGCACCATTTGATTATGAAACTGCTGAAGATGGTACAGTTTCTAGTAAATCAGGCGAAGATTATAAAACTGTTGATTATGCAAGATTAGTACCTTTACTAATTGAATCAATAAAAGAATTAAAAGCTGAAATAGACGAATTAAAAGGAGGTAAGTAATGGCTTTACAAAGCTCCGGCGCAATCAGTATGACTGATATCGTCGGTGAATTTGGTGGGTCAGTCCCCCACTCTTTATC